TACTGTTTTTTTGTTGTTGTAACATCTGTGCAAAAGCGGGCACTAACGAATTCATTTCTTCTTGATTTTGTGGACCAGATAAATTACTTAAATTGATTGGTATATTGTTTTTTGTCAAAAAATCTTCAATTTGTTCATTATCCAACTGAGAAGCTGTTCCAGATAGAACACGAGCATAGGTAGCTGCAAACTGGGGATTTTTATCTAATAATGATCTAACTGCTGGAGTACTACCAGCACGAATTAAAGTATTTTTGTCATTAAAACGATTGCGGCTTTGTTGTGCTGCTAATGCTTTAGTATAAGCATTTTGTTGTGTAATCGCCATTTGCTGAGGATAAAACTGTGTTTTTTGTTTTAATGCTTCTGTTTGCGCTTGAATATTTGGCAGTTGGGCCTGCTGCCATGCAATTTGAGCTTGTAGTTGTTGAGGCAAAAGTTTTGCTTTTGATTCAGCTAATTGTGCTGCTGCTTGAAGCTGTGGAATACGAGCTTGATTTAATGCTATCTGACTTTGTATTTGTTGAGGTTGATATTGTGCACTTGTTTGTGCCATCATAGCTTCGGCTTGTTGTTTTGCTAACTGAGCTTTTAGTTGATCAGGCAACATAGCCATTTGCTCTTTCATCATTTTCTGTTTTTGAAAATTATCAAAAGCTTGTTGACCGCCTAAAAAACCTTGTAAGAAATTCATGACTTAACCTATAATTCCTAGAAAAAGTGTGTAAGCAATGAAGTGCCAGCACCAGCTAAACCACCTAATAACCCTTGACTAGAAGCTTTTTCCGCAGCTTGTTGTTGCATTTGTGCCATTAGCCCCTGCATAAGTGCTTGTGTAGCTGCTGAACCTGCTTGTAGCCCCATAGAAGCGAGGCTACCTTCGCCCTGTAACCCCATTCCATATTGACCTAAAGCTTGTTGCATATACTGATTATAGTCTTGAGAGGCTAAACCGCTAACATCTTTAGCTAATGCCTCTTGTACCGCTGGAGAACCCGCCATACCGCTTGCTGCTCCAGCTTGCATAGCTGCCTTTGTTGCTTGATCAACATTGTATTGATATCCAGGTGAAGCTTGATAACCTTGACCTATTTGTTGCATCATAGCTGTTGGATCTTGTAAAAGTTGCATAAACTGTTTTTGCAACTCAGGCAAAGCATCTTGACCAGCCTGTGAATACGGGTCTAAATATTGAGTTACAAAAGATTGACCGGGAGTATTACCACCCGATTGCATGTTAAACATTTTAATCTCCGTTAATCAGTTTGAATTGTTTTAACAACTCCATTTAGTATAATTTTTAACACATTATTAGTGTTATCCACAACTAATCTAAAGTTATTTTCTGGTACATTTAAGTTATTAATTTCATCTTCTGACAAATCGGGCAACAAATACCCCTTTGAACTAAAGTAGTGTGTTAATTCAGTATTGTTAGAAGAATGAAAATCCATCCACTGATTGTCTAGACTTTTACCATCAGAAGTTATTACAGTCGTATTGGGTATTGTTTGCCAGTTTGGGCTACTCATCTTGTAATCTCAATAACAGCGTTTTTAATAACAAATCTTCCAGACGACCAAAATCTAAATTGCGTTGTAAAATCATTACTCATACCTAACCTATAAAACCGCAATTGTGATTGTCGATTACCTAAAGCATTTAATTCCCTTCCTTCAATGTTAGCAAAATTATAACCACCATCCTTAGAAATAGATAAATCTACACGTATTGGGAGATTGTCTATTCCTTGCTCTAGTTGCATTTTGATAGCTTTAACCGTAAATGTATCATCATTAGCCAATCGAATCGTTGGACAAATTCTTATTCGTGGTATAATTTTACCAGCATAAGTTGTTATGTCTGTGCTTGTTTCATAAATATTGCTATCTTTTGTACTTATAAAATACAGATTATTGTTAAATAATTTTACATCTTGTGCTATATGATGATTTAAACAATCATCTGTTACATTAAAAAACATTTTTAAATTAAAATCATAGATAAAACTAAAATTATCTTTCACAAAAACTAATTGATAATAAACATGTCCATCTTCTTCAAATAAAAAACCGTAAACGCTTTCAGGATTTTTTATTCTACTTAATTTAAAATCTAAACCATCAACAGAAATAGATTGTGGTTGTCCACCGTTTGTAGCAATAATTTTAGGACTAGAATTATCGTTTTGACTTAACCAAACCAACATGCCAAAACCTTCGGCGATTGTATTTCTACTTACACATCCATAATCAATAGCAATTGCATTATCACGAGCATATGGAAAACCAGCCCTGCCTTGATCAGTCCATTTTTCCGCTACTTTTTCACCTATAACCCATAATTGTCTATCTAAACGAACCGCAGCTACAATGGTGTCTGCTTGTGTTTGCATTGTTGTTCTTAATAGAGGGTCCCAAGTCAATGCGTCATTTGAGCCAGATAAATGCCAGTTTAGGTCGTCACCAGTAGCAATTAGATAGGTATCTTGGTAAGTAATATATAATGGTCTAAAATCTAAATCAGGTATATTGAAAGTAAAATTATTATAGTTATAAACATATAGATTTTCTCCATCTACAATACCTAACTCACCATTTTGATTTTCTGATATAAAAACTGAACCTGTTGTGCTATTTAAAAAAGCAACTGTTCTACTAGTTAATTGAGGGGATATTTTAACTAATTCGTTGCCAAATACGCCATACATAGCATTATCAATTGTCGATACAAATAAAGCTCTTGCTTCGCCAAGTTGTTGTTTTATTGCTATTTCATACCCTAAAAAATTTACCAGACTAGCTTGATCAACATCTTGGCCCGAAACAACCATATTATATGTCGATTCAACTGTCATTTTAGGATAACGAGAAAACTTAGTACCACCAACAATACCTAGGTTTGCTTCGGTTTTTTGACCTCGTTGAAGGTTTATCATCTGAGCCATTAAGGTGTCCAACCACGGCCAAGATTTGCTTCTATAAATGGATCAACACTTGTAGCAGGAAATAAACTATCTTTTTCAATAGTTAAATCAAGACCAACCATGTTTTCAAGTTTTATACGTAACTCATTCAAAACAATTACAGATTGTTGTGGAAAATCTTTATCAAATAAATTACAAAGTCTAAAGGCTAACTCATATTTTAAATAACTAGTGTAAAATCTATCTAAATTATTTAATGTTTGTGAAGGATCATTAATCTGAGTTAAGGAAAACTTACCAGTTATTTTCATTAAATAGTTGTCATCGGGTAGAAAATACAAATATAAATTCATACCTCCAACTGCTCTTTCAGCATAATAATGAAAAGGTAAACTTGTTATGTTATCAACACGGCTACTGCCAAAATACTTTTTGTTAAAATCTCGAATCATTTTATAACGAACGTCACCAATATTAAAAGTTAACGAACTAATATCGATTAAGTCAGGAATAAAATATTCTTCTTGTCCTGGAATTGCATTGAATTCTGTATGCGTAAAATAATTTATTAAAGATGCATCAATTGATTTTTCTGCAAGTATGTCATTCAGCAGCTCTAACCCATCAGCTGTGTCAGTGTCAGTAACATCTTCAAGTGTTCTTGACCTAATACCACTCAGGTAATAAGCATAGCTAATAAGTTGAGCTGCATTCATGACTAATCCTTTACACTCTATTTAGCTTTTGTTGCTGCTAATTTTTTAGCAGCTTCTTTAGCTTTTTTATCACGAATAGTATTGTAGTTACCATACGCAGCTGTAAGAGATAAACCACTTAAAGGATAAATAATACGCATTGCATATTCATCAATTAAAGTAAAACCAGCAATAGCATCATTTACAAAGCCATATTGATTTTCTCCAAACTTTGAACCATGATATGCACGCATAGAGGCACCTGTAGACATATCCGTTTTTACGCTAGTGGTAAATGGGCTATTGTCATTTAAAGGTGGCATTGCTAAAAACAATGCATTACCAGAATACAATAATCCAGCTCTATGGTCTGGAGCAATTCTTGCATTTAAGATTCCAGTCAAAGTGTTAGGATCAATATTGACGTTTGCATTCGGACTTGGTGGTGTAGTATTACTAAAAATCAATGGTGGATTTACAGTAACAGTAACTTGACCACCTACAGAAGCTGCTGTAGCAGTAGCTCGCACCTGTACTAACTGTGAAGACGGTACATGGCCGACAAACGTTAGAAAACGCAATCCAGTAGTATTAGTTGAACCGGGAAAATCAAAGGTCAAAATATCATTTTCAACAATAGCTGCTGGATCATCAAGTGCACCACTAAAAGTCAATGTTGTTCCATCAGGTGAAATTGATTCAAGTGTTAGTTCTTCTTGGAAATTACCAACTGTTCCTGCTGTATGAATTGGTAAAAGATTTGAAGTACTAAACTCACAACCTGCAAAGTTTCCAAGCTGCCAAGAATTTGCATATTCATTGTTTCGATTAACAGTAAACTGTGACAGAGAATTTCCTACAGCTGCTGGAATATCTACATCACTAACAAACATGTTAGTATCAAATTTTGCCGCGCCATAGTTTCTGAAATTAGCTATAGCTTGTGCATATTGTTCTTCGCTATTAATTGGCGTTATGCCATCACCAAAAGCACGATAAGTATTTGTTAAGTTTACGTTTGCAAAATCAGAAACGATAACAGTTCCAATCTCAGTTATTGCACCTTTGACAAAAGTTTCTAAACAGTCATTTACATTTAAAATTAACTCTTGTGAAGTAAAAGCATAACTTGTGCTATATTCCTTATCTATTTTAAGTGGCTGTTTACGTTGCTCTATTGCTTGAAAATCTGCTACAAGTGAAGTATTAACTGAAAACCTTGTAGGCAATGCAATATCGATAGTATCGCCAAGTTGTTGGGGAAGTTGTTTTTCCCAATCAACATATTTTTTGTTTGCATGATAAATATAAGGTGAAAGGTTATCAAGTGCTGCTAACCCCGCCTCATTATACGTTGTTACTGCTTCTAATAGATTAGTTGCCATAATTAAACCTCAAAAAAAAAAATTAAAAGTGGCTTTATGCAAGCTATCAGAAACGCATTTTTTTCCGATAATCATCCATAGTTAAACCACCGCTACGTTGTACATTTGAGGGTGAACTTTGTTTTAACGGATTTTTAGGTAAATCTTTACTCAAAGAAGCTTCATTATTAACAATTGATTTTGCTAACTTCTGAACTTCACGTTTTCGCAATGCAGAAGGTAAATTCATTAACGCACCTACCTTGCCAAGATTGTTCGATAAGTGATATAACACATCTGCGGAGCTGTCCATATTTGAATCAGCAATATCTAACACAATTTGTGGTATTTCACTTAAAAACTCATCATTTACATTGCTATCAAAGTCTTCATATTTAGATTTGGCTTCAGCAAACTTACTTTGCAAATCTTGATAAATAGACTGTGCACGTTGAGCATTTTGTTGCTGTAAATACTCTTGCTGTTGCATTTGTGCAACAGAAGTAATCTGCTCTTGAACAAGTTTTGCAATATCTTCTTTACTCAGCAAAGCCCCATAATTTTGACTTTGTTGATTATGCGTAGCTGGTTCAGCTGCTTGTTGTGCATAACTCTGTTCATTTTGCGATTTTAAAGCCTCTTCATACCCTTTTCTATAAGCTTTCTCCTTTGAATTTTTAACAATAGAATTTACTTTTTCTGTTGTCAAAACCTCAGATTGTGGTGGAGATTGCTCATTGACACTGGTTTGTGAAGCCTCAGCAACCTGTTGTGTACCTTCTAAATCGTCACTCATATTCACCTCGTTTGACTATATACCCCGTCACGGTAGTTCCTAGGTTCAGCCTAGCCTGTCTTTGTCCTGTGTGATCAGTAAACCTTGTTTAAAGAAACAAGCAACTTTACAACTTACTTACTTTTTGCGCCCATTTGACGCAACTGCTCAGAATAGCTATATGAAGCTGGTCC